GAGTTGTTCTTGATAGTGAACGTACCAATATGCGGGTCCGCAACCACGTGAATCAGCTTGCGTTTCTTCTCGTCAAACAGCCAGGCCTCACTGCGAGCCAGCAGCTTGGTAGGATGCTCGCTAACCAATTTAAGGCTGACAATTTCTTTCAAGTACTTGAACTTGGCCACTTGCTTCTCAGGGCTTACTGCTTTAGCTGCTCGAGGCTTGCGTTCAACTTTCTTGATCTGTACATATGCGTTACAGTCATTGATCACTGTTTCGGCGAACTTGATAAAGTTACGCAGCTTGATCTTGCCCAAGTGAGCGTATGCTTCAGTCAACTGTGCATCCTTGCCCGCAGCCGCTGCTTCAAATTCCTCCAGTTTGCGTTTCCAAATGTCAGCAATGTAGCCAACCTTTTGTGGTGCTACATTCTTTCCCCGGATCAATGAAATTGGCTTGTAGTCCGCACTCATTTTGGCGCCGTCTGCCACAAAGTCATCAAACACACCTTCGAGCTCGCCAGCACATTCTACAACTTTTTCTTGTAGTCGGTCCTGTATGTTGGGCCGGGGTGCAGCAGATTCGTCTTCAACTACTTCATCTTGATTGTGGTCCTTTGCTGCAATCGAGTCAGCAATCAGCCCTTCCAATTTTTCTTGCTCTTGTTTAGTAAGCTCCAGCCCCATCATGGTCATGCGGCACAGCCAACCCGTGGTCAAGCGGATTTGATTATCGGGCGCGGTGCGAACCTTGCGACCCTCGGCCTTGCGTCCCTGTGATTCAAGGTACACAGCAATCATGTCCTTGGCTTCCTTCTTGCCGTAGAAATAATTGTACCAGTTGAATGCAGCACTCATTGCGCTAATGCGGGTGTCCGTGGGCTGCGTTTTCCAAATTGGCTCTTCACCCACGTGTTTGGTATCCGGGCTGCGCGGATTCAGCTGCCTGGGCATAGCTACGACTTTCATAGGACTCCTTAACATTATCTAGTAATTATAGCATCAATTGAATTTATGGTCAACCAGCCCTATAATTGCGCCACCCGTCGTAATTACCTTCCCTGCGACCTTTTTCTCTGTGGCAAATTGGGCATAGTTCTTGCAAATTTGTTAACAGGTTGTCATTGGAATCGCTGTTGATGTGATCGATCTCGGTCGAGACCTTTAATCCTTGTGCTTTAACACTTTTCCAATTAATAACGCAGGAAAATCCCAATTTGCCTTCTATATTAGAACATCGTCCAATCTTGAAGGGTGTCACACCCGGGGCATGAGGCCATTTACCATAGCTAGCCGCTTGACAGTGGCCGCAATGCACTCGCCACCCACCAGGGTCACTAATAGTACCACTAGTGACCATCACAGGCTTATCACAGCCATGATTGACACAGGTTGGTCGAAAATTTGAGTTTGCAGCCATAGATCGCTTTTATTTACTCTACACCAGTATTATATTATCAATTGAATTTATGGTCAACCAGCCCATAAATACTAAACTATGCCAAGACTGTCACTTTACCGCCCACAGAAAACCAACGATTACAAGTTTTTCGATCGTACAATTTCCGAAATGTACACCGTGGGTGGCGTCGACATTTACATCCACAAGTACCTGGGTCCGCGAGCCGGCATTGAAGACTCTGCCGAATCCGGCAACTATGATGCTACCCAACCCAATTACACTACTGAGAACCCGCTGAACATTCAGGACTTGTTCTTGCTGGAGAATCGAGATCGAGCATATGATCCCGACGTTTATCAACAGCGCGGTGTTTATCGTATACAAGATGTTGACTTTGATTTGACGCAGTTTGGTTTGTTTTTGAACAACGATACCTTGTTTATCACGTTCCATTACAATGACATGATTGACACGATTGGTCGCAAGTTGATGTCCGGCGATGTGTTAGAAGTTCCGAACCTCAAGGATCCAGACCCGCTCGACGCAGCCATATCCCGGGCGCTGCCCAAGTATTATGTTATACAAGACGCATCGTATGCCAGCGAAGGCTTTAGCCAAACTTGGTTACCACACTTGTGGCGCGTCAAAGCAACACCACTGACCAATGCACAGGAGTATCAAGAGATTTTAAACAAGCCGCTGATAACCGAAAACATCTGGGACCCGGGTGCTTTTTGGACTCAAGGAACTGTGGTTAATGATGGGAACCTGTATTATCAAGCAGCGCAGAATGTACCACCGGGTACCGAAATTTCAAACACTGTGTACTGGACTCCGATAGATCCGCCTACCATTGCTGATGAAGCTGCTACCCGAAACAAAGATTTACAAATCAATGACGCACTGTTAGCGCAGGCCGAGATTGATGTTCCACTCAGTGGGTACGACGCTGTTAAGTTTTATATCTTCCCTACCAATCCGGACGGAACACCGGCCAATCCGGCCGGTGTCACAGTCGATAACAGCAATGTCACAGTTGATGGCATCTACCCCAACGCATCAGCTGCGCCGCAGACCCCATCAGGCGATGGCTACACCATGGGTTACTTGACCGGTGATGGCGTTGCACCCAATGGATTACCAGTGACGCCGGGTATATCGTTCCCGTCAGCACCATCTGATGGGCAATATTGCTTGCGTTTAGATTACTATCCTAATCGATTGTTTAGATTCTCCGGGCGGGCCTGGATCAAGATTGAAGATTCGGTCAGGACTGATCTCACTAACGGGCCCAACAACGAAACCCTGCGCTCAAGCTTTGTTAACAATACATACACTGTGGAAACAACTGACTTGGGTAATATACCAAGTCGTCAGAGTCTCAGTGAAATTCTCAAGCCCAGGGCCGACAACGGCGATGACGGCGGAGATAAGCCACCAAATCCAAGACCGCCAGGACGTTAAACATGCAACAGTATTTTTTTGATGCCCAAATCCGCCGCTTTATGCTGCAATTTGCTCGAATCTTTTCTAACTTCCAAGTTGAGTACGGTGGGCAAAATCCCGAGACTGCCACCCTGGTGCGTGTGCCAGTACGGTATGGCGATGCCAGTCGGCAAGCTCAGACTATTATCCAAGAAAACTCAGCCAATTCGCTACCATCAACCCCGCTGATCACTTTCTACATTACTGCATTAGACTATGATCGACCTCGCTTGCAAGAGCCGTACTTTGTGAACAAGATTGCAGTGCGGCAGCGCACATACGATCCAGAGTCAGAAACTTACGAAACAACCCAGGGCAATGCATTTACAATTGAACGCTTGATGCCTGTGCCTTACAAGTTAACAATCAGTTGTGATATTTGGACGTCAAACACCAATCAAAAGTTTCAACTGTTTGAACAAATTGCAACCTTGTTTAATCCAGCACTGGAAATTCAAAGTACCGACAATTACATCGACTGGACCAGTTTGAGCGTATGTGAACTTGATCGTGTAACATGGACCAGTCGCTCGATTCCGCAAGGCACCGAGAATCCAATTGACATCATGACCATGCAGTTCTCTTTGCCCATTTGGATCTCAAGTCCGGCCAAGGTCAAGAAGCTGGGTGTAGTAGAAAAAATCATTGCGTCAGTGTTTGATGCAAAAGGCGATGCTGTTAATGCCATAACAAATAGTGATTTGCTGTTGGGCACACGCCAGCTATTAACTCCGTATGGGTATCAAGTTTTGTTAATTGGTAACAAGTTGCAAGCACTGAAACCTAGTGCAATTGTTAATCCCAATAATGCCAGTGTGGATCCTCCGCAGTCGCCTCCTAGCAATGTGTTTTGGCAAGCTGTGGTAGGCATGTACGGTACACTGCGACCCGGTATTAGTCAAATTAGACTAGATAGTCAATGGGGCGATACCACAGAGATTGTTGGGCTTGTTAGCTATGATCCAACCGATGATAGATTTTTGTTATTCGAAGTAGATGCCGAAACACTGCCTCAGAATACACTAGATCCAATCACAGCCATCATTGATCCGTTACTGAGTGCACCGGGAGTGGGCCTACCTGTTGCTGCTGTGGGCACCAGGTACTTGTTGTTGGACAGCATTGGCAGTTATTCAAATCCTGTTCCGGCACCGGCCTGGGGCAACTTGGTTGCCGAAGCCAATGACATTGTGGAGTTTGATGGTTCGTTTTGGTCAGTTGCGTTTGAATCACAACAGGGCGTAAATGTACAATTTGTCACAAACATCACCACAGAGATACAGTACAGGTGGACCGGCACTAAATGGGTCAAGAGTTTCGAGGGATTATACCCAGGCGGAGACTGGAGTTTGGTACTGTGAACGCAGTAGGCGTGGGCGTTTGGTTTTATAGTTTAAAAACTAATCGGTACTTGTACCTGTTGCGCAATGATCCTAGGTATCCAGGCACATGGGGTCTCCCCGGAGGGAAAACTGAAGCCGGAGAAACTCTCATTGATGCTATCACTCGGGAATGCCACGAGGAGATGGCGTGCATGCCTGACTACATACGCATGGTTCCGTTAGAGCAGTTTACAACACTAGATGGCAATTTTGTTTATCATACTTTCTTTTGTTGCATTGCCGATGAGTTTGCACCTACACTCAATCACGAGCACCTGGGCTATGCCTGGATAGACAGCATGTCTTGGCCCAAGCCCATGCACCCCGGCTTGTGGAACACTGTGAACTTTGATGCAGTGCGTGGTAAAATTGAAAGTATTAAAACTGCTGTTCAGATATCACAGTAACTAACAAAATCTCGATACTCAAGGTTTCGAAAATTACGATTGTAGCGCCAGGCATCCGGCATGTTTGTCACAGTGCCGATAAAGAAAAAGTCCACATCATTATAAGTCTGCATCACCTGGTTAATGTCATTGATCCAATTAAACGTACCGGCCACAGTATCATTATTGTACCCGATCATGAAAACCTCTTTGTGCCCATCAAATGCAGCAATGTACATGGGCAGAGCCAACAGATCTAGTCTAGGATTAAACGGGATCAGATAAAACTCTCCCGGATTCAAAACACAATTTGTAGCGTTGGTGTATACAATGTTTTGCTCGGTATACTTCTTTTCAATCATTACGTCGAGCCCGGACTTGTCAAGCTCTATTGTAAAGTCTGCTCGCATGTCGGTCCAGATATCCCCGGCAACGTAAGTTTGTAACTTCTTTTTGCCCATGAGCCCGCCCCGGTGGCGTGGTAAGATAGTATGATCAAATCGGTCTCGATCAGCGCGTGAGCCAATTACTGCGGCTCGTTTACTGATATGATGATTTTGGATTGGGTTATCGACCCACTCTCTCTTTTGTTCTCTTCGACCATTGGTGATACGTGTTTCGACGATAACAAACTCGCCTTGATAATCTTCACGATATTGTTTTTGCATTAGACACGGCCGACCACGACTTCAATAACACCTTCAGTTTCACTGTCAAAGTGTTGAAGACTTTTGCCAATAACTGCGCCAGGGCGCCAATCTTCTAGTGCCAACCGGGTAGCAACGCCAGCGGTGTTGCTTGATGTAACTAGATCACCCTTGGCAATAGTACCAATCACACGACACGGTACTCGACCTTGTAGTGCAACCGGGAGTCCGTCGGTACCGGCATTCATGATATAAGCCGGATTAGTGGACACTACACCCGCAACATCAGTCTGTGCATATGCAGTAGTTTGTGTTATTTCATCGGTACCGCCGAACGCAACACAGGTGCCCGGCGGATAATTGATATTGTCTGTGGTATACAACTCGGCCAAGTCAGCGTACTGTGCAGAGGTTGCTTTGGCAAATACTGTGTTGAAGTACAGAGTTGATGATCCAATATTACCAACGGCATTGCCATTCGCATTGACAATGCCGCCCAGGGTCACTAATCCAGTGCTCACCGACAAGTTGCCACCGGTGATGTTACCGGTGACTGCAAGCGATGTTAATGTACCCACTGACGTGATATTAGTTTGTGCTGCTGTAGTTAATGTGCCAACTATGCTAGTGCCACTCAAGTTGCCAGCAGTGATGTTGCCGGTTGTAGATAGTGTATTACTTCCCCAAGCAGCTAATAATGTATTAACGTTGGCGTTGGTATAGCCTGCCGGCAAACCAACAAGCTGGCTTCCATTACCAATAAAGTAACTTGATGTAGTGATGTTGCCGGTCGCCACGACTTGAGCACCAGTGTTTAGATTACCACCAGTAATGTTGCCAGTAACTGCAAGCGATGTTAATGTACCCACTGACGTGATATTAGTTTGTGCTGCTGTGGTAAGTGTGCCAACAATGCTAGTACCACTCAAGTTACCACCGGTGATGTTACCTGTAACTGCTAGACTTGTTAATGTGCCAACTGAGGTAATGTTAGTCTGAGCCGCGGTGGTAAGTGTGCCAACAATGCTAGTACCACTCAAGTTACCACCGGTGATGTTGCCAGATACCCCTAATGTGCCTGTGATATTGGCGCCAGTGCTAGCAAAGACTGCAACATTTGATGTACCAGCAACACTCACAGTAGCATTGCCACCCGAACTTACAATTTTGACGTTCGATGTTCCGCTTTGTATACCGGTAGCATCGACCCCTGATAATTGGCTACCGTTACCTAAAATATAGTTACCAGTAATATTACCACTTGCTGTGATCCCGCTAGTTCCATCTAGTGTAATTGACATTGTTATTGATCCATGAGTTTTAAATATTTATAGAGATTAAAAACTTTGTACATACAGAGTTGACGATGAAGGTACTGTAATAATCGATCCATTAGCAATAATCATTGGCGAAATCACCACGCTATTGGTATTAGCCGGTAGTGTTGCGCTTAAGGTCAAAGTTTTTGGGGTAGTTATAAGTCCATTAATATATAATTGCCCCACACTTGTCTCAGTAATATTTCCACTACCTCCAACAGAAACAGTGACATTACCATCTGGATAAACATAGACATTACTGGTACCATTTGTAATAGTGTTGCCAGCTGCGGCGATAACACCAGTTAAGTATGCACCATTGCCAATATAATAATTGCTGGTGCTGATATTGCCAGTAGCAGATACCACCCCGGCAGTGATTAAATTTCCGCCTGTTACGTTACCAGTGAATGTACCTGTTGTGCCCGAATGTGTGGTGCCTTGTACATTGCCACTAGTGATG